AATTGACCAAAAGTTTTTCTAACTCTTTGATAGTTACTTTCGTCCATCCTATCTACAAACATCTTGGATGCTGCAACCATACTATCAATAGATGGACCATCGCTTGATTTACTCAAAGATAATTTCATAACTGGATAGACATTGGAAAATCTCCACTTTGCCATTCCAGGTTCTGCAGGAGTTTGATAGTCTTGTGTTAGATCATCGATACCCGCAGGAAATAGTCTGGGATCTGCTCCTGCCACTGGACCAGAAACATCAGCGGCATTTGTGTATCCGCCATTTCCAACGCCATTTGTAGGTTGTTCTGATAAGAACTGCTTAAAAGATTTCATACTTTTGTTAGCGTCTTTGAAATTTTAAACACAGTTGATGAACTAGAACTTGGAGTTGCTCTAACTCTCACATTACCAGAATTGATATCGGCATCAAATGTCGCAAGAGAATCGGATGTTGTTTTTATTGTTCCAAATTCTGACAGGTAGACATTAGTTCCGTCATGTAAAACGTTTAGTGTCGTCACATGATATGATGTTCCTTGCGTTATTTGAATTTGATATTGTGCAGATCTAAAGATACTTGCATCAAAAGTATCTATATTGGATTCCGATGTAGTGGTGGTTGTCGCTGTTGCAGCATCAAGTTTTATTATTGTTGTTTGACTACCGGCACCAATCTCTAAACCACTTCTAGCAGTAGCAATACCAATAGAATCAACATAAGTTACATCATCATAAGTTATTGTTCCACCAACACTTAGATTTCCAGTAAGAGTAAGACTAACACCAGTTGCACCCTCTGCTAATGATGTAGCTTCTCCGCCACCGGAGAGTGCTGTGCTAGCAATACCAACCCACTTTGATCCGTTATAAATTAAAAGTTTATCTGTTCCAATTCCAGTATCAAAACTTACATCATCAAGGTCTTTGATGAATCCAGCACCACCGCCACCAATGGTATAAAGTTGCTGCTGAATTCTATTGATGAATAACTTGTAGTGCTTTGCTAGATCTTCATGTGTAGCAAAGTTTTGATCCGTTGGAGTTAGGGGATCAATATTAGATTCACTAGGATCGGGTTGAACAGGTCTGTTGTTGATCTCTTCTTTTAAGACCTCTTGCTTACCCCTAATCTCTTCAACTATAATTTTTAAAGATCTAAGTCCGTCTTTAAATTCGTCTCTTACATCATTAATCTGTTCATCATAATATTTTACTTCAGGTAATTCTGAAATTTCCTTCTTTAAATCATTAAAATATCCCAGAAGCAGTTCATCAGTTTTTACACTTTCTCTGTTTACTTCTTTAAGATCTTTCTTAAGTGTCTGTTTAAGAAGATTATATTCACCAAGCAGTTGTTTCTTTAATTTTCTATCATCATCTTTAAACTCTTTGTGATGACCCCACATACGCATGGAGGTCTCTTTGATTTCTTTCCAAATCTTTTCTTTCTCTGTATCAAACCTAGTATTGATACTTTCTCTTAATTCATTAAACTCAGTTCTAGTTTCAAATTCTTTCTTATCAAAGTGCTCTTCAATTCTATCCAGATCATATTCAACCTTTCCTCTCAGTCCCTCAACAGCATCATGGACTTTAACAAAATCATCATCAATAACACTAAAAGTCTTTCCAATCCATGAAAAATCGGGGACTTCATTTACCTCATTGACCCACTTGGGAAATGTAGGAATTTGATCCTGTACCTCTTGAATTGCTATTCTAATAGACTGAATATCTTCTTCATAATATTTTGGTTCAGGTAGTTCCTCAATATTTTGATTTACCTGCTCAAGGCGTTGTTCTAATATACTGATTTGATCATCATAATATTTTATCTCTGGTATATCTGCAGCGTTTTTATCTATTACTTGTTTTACAAGATCAATCTGTTCGCAGATTGCCTCTATCTCTGCTTCATAGTATCTAACCTCAGGTATCTCATCTCTTACCTGATTAATCTGTTCTGTTAGATTTTCTAATTCTTTATCGTAATACTTTATCTCTGGAATATCTGGGATGTCTTTTCTAACATCGTTGATCAGACGAATTAATTCTGGGAATGGTGGAATTATATCTTTTACTTCCGCAAACGTATTTCCCTCAGCATCTTCTATGGTTTGAACTGATTCTTCTATTTCTTCTTCTTCAATATAGTCCTCAACAGAAGGTAATTCCGTCTCAACTTCTTCTGTTAAGTAATCTTCGACTGATGGTAAATCATTTAGATCTACAATGTAATCATCAATTGAAGGTAAATCCTCTCTTGACATTGTATTAGTAACCTTGGTACTTTGGGATTTCTCTCCCCAGATTATTTATTGTCCTTTTGACTTTCACTCTTTAATAGTTTTGCAAGATCTGCTGTAGATCCCACAAAGAGAGCGTTGGTTACATTCGTTGGTCCCTTGGTGGATTCTTCATTGACATCCTTAAGTTCTTTCTGTAACTTCATTAACTTATCAGTTGCATCAGCGACGTTTTTAATTAATTGACCAGCAACTTCATATGCTCTTGGCATTTCACTCTCTTGGGCTAACTCTAAGATACCATTGAGTGCTTCTTGTCCTTTTTCAATGATACTGTAAAGATTACCACGAGTGTATTCATAATCTTTTTTTACATCATCTACAGATTCTCTCACCTTTTCAATTTTGTCTTTGACAACTTCAGGTTGAACAACATCTGCTGAGACATTGAACTCATCATTTAATTCGTCAAATTGCTTTGTCATTTTCATTCGTAACTTCCGTCAAATCCAAAGTCGTCTCCGAACTGAACCATGGCATTGTCGGTTGCTGTTATCGCTCTAACTGGAGTGCCACTCACATGAGAAACAATATCAGTTCCATCCTGTCCTCTATCAAGTGTTAGTTTATTTCCATTTATTGATCTAACGAACACTTCTTCTCCGTCTATATCTAAGTAAGTCTTGTTAGTAATTGTAGATCCATCTACAACCTCAGCAATAATTGAATCCGTGGTTAAATCTGCGCTAAGATTAGTGGTAACATTTCCCGTATAACTCTTAATTGCTCTTGGTTTAACCTTATAAGAAACATCTCTTGTTGCGTTGTTAGGATCAGATCCTGCAAGATAACTAACTCTAACAGATTTAACAATATCTGATGTTGCCTTAGATACTGGACCAAACAGGTAAGTTTTTGCAGTAAATCTCAATGTATATAACAAAACTCTTCTAGTTGAAAAATCACCATCATAATCATCTTGCATTGTAATATTTTCCAAGACGATTGGAATATCTTTGTTTTCAGTTATCTCTTCCGTTAGGTTTACCGTGAGATTATACGCGGGTTGAAAATATGGCAAAATCTGCTCAGTAATTTGTAAGGCATCATCATTTAATTTTGCCATAATACTTAATTCAAATGCCATATTATAAGGAACTGGCATATATGCTTTTTTAGTTACCGATCCATCTTTAGGATCTTTCAAGGTAAACTGCTGAGTTGTGGTGACTTTTCTGGTAGGATCATAAGTCAATCCAGTAAACTCAAATGACATTCTAGGCAATGTCATTGCGGTCGCTTTATTTAAATCTTCTTGCTGCTCTAATCTTGCTAAAAACTTTTGAGTTGGTCCATATGCAAGAGGAACTTTCGTAGTGCTCGCTATACTACCATTAGAATTTTTCTGCTGAATTTCAATACCGTTAAACAGCGTTCCAAACGATATGATTGTTTTCCTCAGAATCTCGTGATAAAAATACTCAAACATTTTTATATACCTTGTATACTATATTTATGGAATACCGAAAGGATTCTGCTCAGAGAAATCTAAGATAGCATCAGCTGCTTTTTCAATTGCTTTATTATCTGCAAAATAATCATCAACTGGATCTCTGTTTGTATCATTACTATCGGAGTCAAGTCTTCCAACAACTCTTAAAATTTGTGTTGCACCAGAATCTGAACCAGTTACTTTTTCATTTATGACAAAAGTCCCTGCAACACTTCCCAGTTCTAAAATGTTGGTACTAGCATCCCATGCTCTTACTCTGCCTGTTGCACCAGAAACAGATCCTGTTACAATTTCATTAAACTCGAAGTTTCCTGTGGAATCCATTTGTGGTGGACTTGCAATCGAAACAGATATGACTGTTGTTCCTGTTCCGATAACATACTTTGCTCCAGCATCAGTAATTTGTATACTATCAACTTTACCTGCGGAGTTTAATATAGCGATTCCTCTTGCAGTATGGACACCAGCAACCTCTTCATGATAGTTGCTAACAGTAATATCATTTTGTATGGTTACTGACGGAGGATACAAGTAACCACCGCCACCATAAGATATATTGATTCCAGTTACAACACCACATCTATCAATTCCAAATTCAAATGAAGATGTTGCGATGCCGACATTTGTTGCCGCATTTGAAAGGATAATGCTGTCTGTTCCCAGTCCGGTAACAAATGTTCCACTTGGAATAAAATTGTAACTAGCATCAAAACCACTTTCTAAGCGAACTCTATCTCCAACAATAATATTTGTTGTTCCTATTCCCGTTATAACTGTAGATCCTATACCAATTGTTCCAGTGGTTTTAACAGAATTAAATCTTATTGTAGCAACACCAATCGCTCTAAATGGAACATTAGTTCCACCGGCTCCAATAGTAACTGTTGCAGTTACTCCAGGGGCATAACCAAAACCACTATTACCAATTGCTATGGAGGTTATGGTTCCAACCCCAGATAAGATAGCAGTTGCAGACGCTCCAACTGCCCCTGTACTGCCACTGAAACTGATTGCAGGTGCCTGAGTATACCCTGCACCAATTGTTGCCCCTGTGCCCGTTGCCCATGGGTCATTAGCGTCAAAGGAAACTGCAGTGACAATACCTGTAATAGGATGAATTGTAGCAACACCAATAGCAGTCTGTGTTGGAGGAGTGAAGAATCCAGAGGTTGTAATAGCAACTGTTGGAGCAGTTGTATATGCTCTACCAGTAGTTGTAAATGCAAGAGATCCTGGATTAATAGCACCACCCGCAGTGATGCCGATACTACCAGAGGCAAGACTTACAACTGGACTTGATATTGTAACTGTAGGAACCTCTGCGTAGTATGATCCCGCCGTACTTATCGCAATGCTAGCAACTGTTCCACCCGTAGTCGCATAATCACCCATTGTTACTGTTGCTGTTGCAGTAGTCGGTGCAATATCTGGGAGACCAAATACAACAGAGGGTGCTGATTTATAGAATGCTCCTCCAGTGGTTCCTCCAGGGAACAAATAATTCGATGCTCCTATACTTATCGGTGCAGAGATTATACTAACTCCAAGAGCAACTATGGGAGTATCTAACACTGCTGTGGCAGCTGCACCGACATGAATTGGTGTAGAGAAAGTAACAGTTGGTGCAGTCGCAAATCCAGAACCAGCATCAGTTACCGTGACCACACCGATAGTTCTAAATCCATCAACTGCTGATGCTGCTGCTCCACTACCATATCCGCCAATAAATTTAATTTTTGGAGTCGTCGTATATCCACTTCCAGGATTAGTTAAATTGACTGCTTGAACTGATCCTGCATTTTTGTTGGCACTATCTGTACATACAGTTATTCCATATATCATCGAAGAAATGCCCACTGCAGTCACTCCACCAGATGGTGCAGATGATATACCAACAGTTGGAACTTTTGTATACCCAGCTCCTCTGTTTGATACTTTAATTGTTCTAAGAGAACCAGATTCAATGAATGTTGTTATTGCGTCTGCTGTATTTCCTACACCAACAACGGTAAGAGATTGAATAGAACCGAGACTTGTTAGTTGATTAGTTTCATCATTAATACCTCTTAACTCATCTCCAACAAGTTCATTATCGATTTCTTCAACACCAGTGTCAATTACTTCGTTACCATAACGGAAGAGTTCACACTTCAATATGTAAGTGTAATTTTTTTGTAATTGGTAGAAAGGTTTTTCATGTTCTACATATTTTATTTCAAACAAACGATCACCAAGAGGGAAATAAATTAAATCTCCCTCTTTTGGTCTAGATGATAATTTTACATTAGCTTCATTCTTCATCAATGGAGAGATGTAAGTTTCAAATCTCTCTTGTGAAATAACTAATGATACCTCATTAGTTTGTTGAATACCAAATTTTGATAATAATGTTGGATTTTCATCATACCCTTCATAGGTATCAACGTATGCTTCTATTGGATATGAATCATCAAATTTTGAAGTAACAACCTCTCTTATAATTGTTCTTTCATTTACATACTTTCTAGGTATGTAATAAATTTCAATACCGTATATTTTTAATTGCTCATTAATTAAGTCTTGAACAAGATTTTGTTCACCACGAGAACCTTGTTGAAAAAAAGGATT